TCAATACAAGAGCTAAAAGCTAGAATAAAAATATTAGAAAATAAATAAATGGCAAACTTATCAAATATAAATAACGTATTACGAGTTTCATCAGATCTTAGAGTTGGTATAAATACAGATGCAGCTTCTTATGCTTTAGAAATAGGTGGAACTAATTCAGGTATTAAATTAAAAAATTCAGGTGGTAGTGGTAAAGTTTACTCTATTTTATCAGATACATCTGGTAATTTTCAAATATATGATGATGCGGCTGCAAGTGGAAGATTAGTTATAAATGATATTGGAAACGCAACTTTTGCAGGTGAGCTTTCTATAGCCTCATTCATAAGACATACTGGCGACACAAATACTTATATTGGATTTCCCTCCGATGATACTATAAAATTAGTTACTGCTAGTAATGAAATAATACGAATTGATAGTTCTGGAAATATAAATGTTGGTGAAGGAACAAATCCTAAAGGGAATATTTTAATGGGTAACACAGTTGTAAACCCAGCAAGTGGATTTGCAGACCAAACAGGTATAGGATTAAAAAATTCAGCAACAGTTCCTGAATTACAAGTATCTTCTGATTCAATTGCTATGCAATTAGGTAGAACTACTACAGGGGGAGATGGACAAATATTAGCTTTAAGAAAGGCAGGAACTATAATACACAATTTTGATACTAATAATGTAAGCATAGGAACTAACGCAACTTTTGCAGGAGATGTTACCGCTCCATATTACACAGCCACTAATTTTATAAATGTAAAAGTAGATGACGCAGAAGTTTATTGGACTAATACTGCAAATAATGATTATTGGGTTTGGAAAAGGGATGCAAGTAATAATTTTATTTTAGATCATTACAATGGATCAGCAACAAGCAATGCTTTAACATTTAATAGCTCACAAAACGCAACTTTTGCAGGAAATATTTATAGTGGACTTAATGGAATGATGGAGTTTCGTTCATCTAGCTATAATAATAGACAAATTGGAATTGATTCTCAAGGTTTTTACGTTTTTAATCCAGTTGCGGTTAGTGGAGGTAGATACGATTTAAAAATGAATGACAGTGGAAACGCAATTTTTGCAGGAAATGTAAATGTAGGTGGTTCTGTTAGTTCGCCTGCAAGCGTAGGAACAGTTTTAGGTGTAGTTGGTAGAAATGGAATAGGTGCAGGAACAGCAGGAATTGTATTAAAAGATTATGATAATGCAGCTTGGGATATATGGAATAGTGGAGGAATATTAAATTTTAGATATAATAATGGTGCAAGTGGAGCAGGAAATGGCGTTAATATAGATACAACTGGTAACGTAAGTGTGTATGGAAGAATGCGTATTTTTGCAGGCTCTAATAGTAGTTGTTTAATAAAATTTGGCACAGATGATTCTGATCCATCAAATAGTGGTATTGGTCGTATAGAATATTTAAATTCGGATAATTCTATGAGATTTAGAACTAACAATACGGATAGAATGCTTTTAGACAGTAACGGAAACGTAGGAATTGGAACTATGACTATACCTACAAATGGTTATATTGCCTCAGGTGGTGGATGGAAAATGTTACAAATAGGACAATCAAGTCAAATTGCAGCTTATGGAACAGATGATGAAATAGCAATATGTCAAAATACTTATTTAAATTCATCTGGTGTATTTCAAGCTATTACGAGTAATGTAGCAGGTTCATCTATAATTTTAGTAGATGGTAAAATATATTTTAAAAGAGCCGCAACAAGTGGTACAGCTCAAACTACTTCTACAAGTATGTTTATTGATACAATTGGCAACGTCGGGATTGGAACGAGTTCGCCTGGTCAAAAACTAGAAGTTTATCAAGCTGCAACAAATTCACAAGCATATGTAACTGTTCAAAATAACAGGTCAAGAAATGCTGCTGTTTTAACACAAACAACTAATGGTGGGTTTTATACAGGTACAAGTATAGGTACAGATACATTATGTTGGCAAGTTTATGACGCAAGTGCTGGAGAAAGAATGCGTATAACATCTGGAGGACATATTTTATTTGGAAATACAAGTGCTTCTTTAACGTCTGGTCTTGGTTTTAAATATATCGATGATGCAATTGCTCCTTATATAGGTTTAGTAGGAAATAGTTCGTCATCTACAGGTAATACAAATTATCATTATTATAACACGAATGCTTCGTATAATGGTTTTAGATTTTATATAGCTAACAATGGAGGTATATATAATTTTGCAGCTAACAATGTAAATCTATCAGATGAAAGAGTAAAACACAATATTGAAAACTCTGGAAAATATTTAGATAAAATATGTTCTATCCCAGTAAGATTATTTAATTACAAAGATGAACCAGAAGGAACTAACAAAAATCTTGGTGTTATTGCACAGGAAGTCGAAGCTATAGCACCCGAACTTGTAAACAATGATGGTTTTGGAGAAACTCCAGAAGATGGAATAGAATTAAAAACTGTTTATTCAACTGATATGATGTATGCTTTGATGAAATCAATACAAGAACTAAAAGCAGAAATAGAAATATTAAAAAACAAATAAAATGGCAATAACTTACAAATGGACAATTAACCAAATGAACGCACATATCCAAGCTGAGGGCGAGGACAATGTGATTTTTACAGTACACTGGACGTATTCTGGATCAGAAGATGTTAGTGGGAAAATTTACTCAGCAAGTCAAATAGGTGCTACAAGTTTTACTTATGTAAAAGGAGATCCTTTTATACCTTACGAAGACACTGAAGCTTTTGAAAACGTAGTAATTGGATGGCTTGAAGGCGTGTTAAACGTACCGTCTATGCAATCTAGTATTGAATCTACTATTCAAAAAGAAATTACACCTGTTAACGAAGATTTATACTTTACATGGCAAAACCCACCTGCACCACCGGTACCACCTGTGGAAGAATAGTGTAAGTTTGTAAAAAAACAAGTGATAGTATAACTAAACCTATGTCACTGTGGTAGTGACATAAACCTATAAAATAATGTTTAACCCTTAAAACCTAAAAACAATGACTTATTTTTATTCGTTGAGCTCAAGTATGGGCCAACCCCAACAACCACAGATTACCGAAGAAACTATTAAATATTGGAAGCATTTAGCTGAAAAGAAAAACTGGAGAATTGTTCAGTTACCTAATGGTTATTTTCAAACCGAGTACAAAGACCCAAATTGCACGTGTGATCCCGAAAAAGATCCGTGTTGCGAAAAATGGATAGACGTAACGAGGCGTGAAACTATGAAAGCCGCTGAAACTGCTATTGATGGTAGTGTTGATCACTATGGTAAAAAAGTAGATTTCTTAAAAGGACCTAAAGTAGTTAAGACGTTTAAATAATATCAATCAATCAAATCAAATTAAATTAAATTATGTCAAATGCAATTGTAAAAAATCTGAACTTTGGTTCGGATGCTAAAAACAATGTGTTTGCTGGTATTACAAAACTTACACAAGCCGTTAGCTCCACACTAGGAGCTAGTGGCAAATGTGTTATGTTAGAAGATAGTACTGGTCAACCTATTATTACAAAAGATGGTGTAACTGTAGCTGAAGCTATTACACTTCTTGATCCTGTTGAAAACATGGGAGCAACATTACTTAAACAAGCCGCAAAGAAAACTGTTAGTGAAGCAGGTGATGGAACCACTACAGCAACCGTATTGGCTCATGCTATATTAGAAGAAGCATATAAAGTAATAACAAAAGAAAACTCAAGAGAAGTAAAAGAAAGTATACTTACAGCTACAAACAAAGTAGTTGATTACTTAGATTCTATAGTAACACCAGTAGATGGTGATATGATAGATCAAGTTGCTACAATATCTACAAATAATGATCCCATGCTTGGTAAAATTATTGCAGATGCTTTTAGATCAGTTGATCAAACAGGTGTAGTAATGCTAGAGGTTTCTGATTTACCAGAAACTAATTTTGAAACTATTGATGGCGTACAATATGATAGAGGATTAAAAAATATACATTTTGTAACTAATCAAAATACTAAAACAGCTGAACTAGATAAACCTTTAGTTTTAATCGTAGAGTCAGAGGTTGAAAATGTAAGAAAAATACAAAGTGTTTTAGAGTATGCTATAAAGAATAAAAGATCATTACTTATTATTGCTGATATTGATCAACAAGTTATGTCAGCTTTAGCAATGAACAAAATAAAAGGTAATATTAAAGTAAATGTTATCGATGCACCTATCTATGGTGTAAATAAAAAAGAAACACTAGAAGATTTAGCGTTACTTACAGGTGCTACAGTTATCAATGAAGATCTTGGAGATGATATTGATTTAATACAACCTGAACAACTTGGTGAATGTAAGAAAACAATAACTAGTGAGCATGAAACCATATTGCAAGTTCATGAGGTAAATAAAGAAGTCAAAGATTTAATTGAAGATATAAAAGCTAAACTTAAAACAGCTAAACACCCAGGTATTATAATTAATAATGAAAAAAGATTAGCTAGATTATCAGGTAAAGTTGCTATTGTAAAGGTTGGTGCTAATTCCGAGGTTGAATTAAAAGAAAAACGTGATAGAGTTGAAGATGCTATCTGTGCTACTAAAGCTGCTATCAAAGAAGGTATTGTACCTGGTGGTGGTATTGCTTTATTAAATGCATCACAAGAAATAGATACTTCAAACTCTTTAGAAAAAATACTTTTAAGAGCTATTAAATCCCCTTTCAATACAATACTTGCTAATGCTGGTATTAAAAATGAAAAGTTTTTTAATCAAGAAGGTAAAGGTCTAAACGTTGTTACAGGAAATATGGTAAATATGATTGAGTCAGGGATTATTGATCCTTTACTCGTCACAAAAAGTGCATTAAAAAATGCTAGCTCTGTGGCTAGAACTATTTTATCAACCGATTGTGTAATTAATAATTTAAGAGTTAATGAAAGCAATAGGGAATAATTTAATAGTAGACATGACAAAACAAGGCATCTCTGAAACCAAAGGCGGTTTGTTTTTAGCAGAAAAACAACGAGAAGATATAAGATACGCAGAAGGTACAATATTATCAGCTGGTAGTAATGTTATAGGGATCAAAAAAGGTGATGTTATTTATTTTGATAAAAACAATACTCATCAAATAGAGATAAAAAAAGAAATATATCAAATAGTTAATATGGCACACGTAGTTGTTGTGTTATGAGACTAGAAGCAAGTGATGTTAGAGATTTAAATCTTTTAAAACATTATAGGATCATTAGAAAATGGGCCTGTAAAAATAATGAATTAAATGATGCAGATCTTGAACTGTTAATTTATTTCGATTGCATGGATCTTTTTACAAGAGAAGATTTTAAAATCGGTACATATTCTTATAGTTGGGACAACAGACGCTGGAACAGATTACTTAAACAAGGTTGGATAATCGTATGGAGACAACATAATCGAACAACCCAAAAGTATAATATTTATAAAGTTTCCTTTAAGTGTAAACAACTAATAAGTCGCATGTACCGTATCATGCTTGGTAAAGAAGATATACCAACATCAACCGCTAGAAATAAAATAATGAAAGGTAAAAGTTATATAGACAAAGTAATGATTACATCCATAAATAACGTAAACAAAGATAAAAACCGATAATCATGGGAAAAAAAGAAAAACAAAAAGAAGAAGTAAAAGTATATTCTTCAATTGATAAAAGAATTGCAAAATTACAAAAATTAATAGATAAGATTAAGTCTAAAAAATAATGGAAAATATTTTTGAAATAAAAAATAATTTTATACCTAAAAAAACTCAAGAAGAAATGAGTGATAAGTTTGGAAGAGATTTAGGTAGAAATGGTAACATGATTGAACCAATTTTAGGAACTGAAGATGTAATGCAAAAACCTGAATTAGCTATTGACGATCCAGCTATTATAGGTCAAATACCTGTTCCTCCTCCCGGTATAGATGATGAAGCTTATAACAATAATTAAAAAAAATATTATGAAAAATCCAAGTCAACTAGGAGCGAATACAATATGGGACGGACCATTATCAGAAGTAGGAAGACCTTTAGCAAAAGGTAATTCAAGATCAGGTGATAACTGTATGCAAGTATTAAAAGCTCCATTACCTTACAAAGCTGGACCTATATCTAGTTTAGCAAAGTAAAAACTCATTAAAATGAGTGATAGAATAAGTGAACACATATCGCTTAAAGAAAGTGTTAAATCTCACACGGCCACCAGGTTAAGTATTGATAATGCACCTCGTGATTTAGATTTAATTAACATGAAAACTATTGCTGAAAAAGTTTTTGAACCTCTACGTAAATGGGTAGGCGGTCCAATTGCTATTAATAGTTTCTATCGCTCACCCAAATTAAATTCTGCTATTGGCGGAAGTACAACCTCACAACATTGTATAGGATGTGCACTTGACATAGATGATAAATATGGTTATAAAACTAATGCTGAAATGTTTGAATACATTAAGTGTAATTTAGATTATGATCAGATGATATGGGAGTTTGGTGATAAAAATAATCCTGATTGGGTACATGTAAGTTACATATCAGAAGATGTTAATAGAAGAAGATGCTTACAGGCTTATAAAGAAAATGGTAAAACAAAATATAAAGTAGTATAATGGCATATCAACAAAATCATAATCCTTTTTCACCAATTGCAAAAGGAGGCTTGTGGGCTAATATTCATGCTAAAAGAGATAGAGGTGAAAGCCCTGCTCAACCAGGTGACAAAGGTTATCCAACAGATAAAGCTTTAAAAGATTCTCAATCACCTAGCAAAAGAATTAGAAAAACTACAACAGGAAAAGGTAGAAACTTTAGAAAAGCTAAAGAAGGTGCTGGTATGACAGAAAAAGGTGTTAGAGCTTACAGAAAAGCTAATCCTGGTAGTAAATTAAAAACAGCAGTTACTGGTAAAGTAAAAAAAGGTAGTAAAGCTGCTAAAAGAAGAAAATCTTTTTGTGCAAGATCAAAAGGATGGAAAGGTAAAAGAGGTAGAGCTGCTAGACGAAGATGGAAATGTTAAAATAAAAAAAAAAATAAAACATTATGATAAGAAATTATTACACTGAAGCATTTAAAAGCGGTATTACACCGGTTGTAAGTGCTACACAATTAGTAGATGGTACAGTTAAAATAACTGAATCAACTACATCAACCTCAGTTACTAACGCAGCGACGTCTGTAACACTAGTATTAACTTTAAATACAGCTATAAAAAGAGGTATGTATATTACAGCCCCTACAATAGCACCTAGCCCTATAGTTATAAACGATAACTTATTTGTCGAACAAGTTGTTCACGCTGCTAATACTACAATAACTTTAAATAAACCTATTCAAATGGATGCTGGTCAACAATTAACATTTTTTAATGTTAATCAAAACAGTTGGAAAGAATATAGTTTGTATATAGGTATTTCACCAGAACAAGGCAATAGCTTTGGATCAGTAACTAGTGCAACAGCAAATGCTGCGGCTGCTACTCAAAAAGTTGTAACCTATAAAGTTGCTAATCCATACATTCAATCAGGAATGAATGTTTATGATGATGGAGTTTTAATAGGTGTTGTTGATATTATTACCACAGCTAATCAGTTTAGTTTAGTAGATAACTTAGCTGCTCTTATAGCTAACGATTCAGTTTTAACTTTTTCGTTTAGTGTGTTGCCAAGTGTTTCAGTATTAACTATAGATAATCAAACAATAACGTTTACAAATCCTGCTCAAGGTTTTGTTTTACCAGTATCTGTTGTTCAAGTAACTGCAGTGGCTGGAGGATTAACCAACTTAATAGCTTTAGACTAATGTTATCTCCACTATTAAAAAAGTTTCCTGAAATAAAAGATGGAAACAAAGGAAAATTTACTGCATGGGCTAAAAAACGAGGTATGTCAGCTTGTTCGGCTGCTAGTATGGTAATGAAAAACAAAAATAAATATTCATCAGCTGTTGTTAAGATGGCTAACTATGCCAAAAATTTTGGCTGCAAATCAAAAAAATAAAAAAAACAAATTAAAAATTATTATTATGGGATACGGTACAGGTAAAAAAGACATGCCAACAGTTAATGGAATTGCTATGGCAGGCAAAATGCACGGAGGTGGAGTAAATTTATCACCAAAAAAAGAAAATACAGGTGGTGGTATGGATCTTAATCAAAAAAAAATGATGGCTGGAGATTATAGTCCTAATAAATCTGGAATTATTTCAGGAGGTCATCCAAAAGGAGGCTTTATGCATAAATCAAAAAGCATGGGTAATCCAAAAAGTCAAGGATATAACGATAGACAAGACGAATCTTTAGGTATGAAAGATGGTAAAGAATCTGGTAAGAAACAATCTATGAAAGATCGTAGAGATGAAAGAGAAGGAGAAAATGAAAGTCAAGGTAATAAACCTGATGGTCTTACTAAATATGGTAGTGGTCATAGTAAAAAAAAATCTCCTACTAAATTAAAAGGTGGCCAAGTAAAGCTAGATAAAAACAAAAATGGAAAAATTGATGGAGAAGATTTTAAAATGATGAAATAAAGTAAACCAAATAATACCATTACATACATACCAATTTTAACAAAACAAAAAAATTATTATGAGTTATTTAGAAATTCCAATTACGGCCGTAAATGGTCAGACAAAGTACGTTATCGCAAAAGACAAGATAATGTTAGTAAGACAAGGTGATGCAACTTTACCTAATCCAACTGCAGGTACAGTAGGTACAACTGTGAGTTTATTTTTAGACAGCGGATTAGCTACACAAGAAGTTATTACATTTACTCACACACAGGCAGCTGCTGGATTTAATGTGGCTGATATTATCAGTGATACTATTACTGGTAACCCAGGAGGTATTGTTGCTAAAGTTGGTGGTATTCCAGCTACAGTTAGTGCTAGCGGACAAGCTTTAAGTTTTGTACAGTTTAGTGCACCAGTATTAGCTTAATATGAAATCAGGCCTAGGTGATAAGATAGAATCTTTTACTAAAGCAACTGGTATCAAAAAAATGGTAGACACAGTGTCACAGGGTTTAAATATACCCTGTGGCTGTGAACACCGTAAAAACGTATTAAATAAAATGTTTCCTGGAAAATGAGTTTTAAATTAACACCTCCTTTTAAAAAAAATCCTACTCCAATAGTTAACATGCCATTAGGTGATGATATTATGGGTAGAGCAGACAAAAGAGGTACTATTTTAATTAACCAGGATATGACACAGCAAGATGATATAATAGATACTATTAATCACGAAGAGGTTCATATAAAACAATTAGCTTCTGGAGAATTAGATTATGACGAGAATAATGTTTATTTTAAAGGTAAAACCTATCCTAGATCTACATTTAATGAAGCAAATAAAAAATTACCGTGGGAAGCACCCGCATATAAAGCAGGATAATTATGTCTAAACCTAAAAAAAAATTTAAAGATACTAAAGTGGGTAAATTCTTACTAGGTAAATCAGGTATTGTAGATGTGATTAGTAATATATTGCCTGATCGAGGTGCGCTAGGTATGGTTAAAAATCTTATACATAAAGATCCAGACCTACCACCACAAGATAAGGAAATAGCTCTTAAGTTATTAGAGCAAGATATGACTGAACTACAAGAGGTTACAAAGCGTTGGTCAAGCGATATGAAGTCAGATTCATGGCTTAGTAAAAATACACGACCAATAGCTTTAATATTTTTAACAATATCTCTTATAGTTTTTATATTATTAGATGGGTTTGATATAGCTTTTAGCATTGATACTGGCTGGATTGACCTTTTAAAATCACTTTTGATAACCGTTTATGTTGCTTATTTTGGTTCTCGAGGTGCAGAAAAATTTAAATCAATAAGCAACAAATAATTAAATTTAATAAAATGAGTGAAGTAAAATCAATGATTACCAAAGACCAGTTAGAAAAAATCCAAGGCTTTCAAAAACAGTTAAACAAACTATTAAATGAAGTTGGATTTTTAGAAGCCCAAAAAGCCCAAGTATTAGGGAAATTCGGTGAAGTAAATAAAGAAACCGAGGATTTCAAAAAAGAATTAGAAAAGGAATATGGCTCTATCAATATTAATTTAGAAGATGGAACATACGAACCTATTGAAAAAGAAGAAGATAAGAAATAATGTCTTCAATTATTAGAAAGATAAGTATTGGTTCTGACTATAAGACTGATGCTATGCACTACTCAGTAGGGCAGTCAGTATATGGTGGTCATACTATATCACATATACTTTCTGATACAGAAGATAATTCTTATAATATTTTTATCAAAAAACAAGACGAGGTATTGCCGTGGAAGAAGTTTAATTCTAACATGGCTATATCCGTTGAGTACGATTTAGAATATTAGTGAAAAGCTTATTTGATTTTATTGTTGAGCCAGTAGGCCAGCGATATAATAATGAAGTTAAAGTAGGTGACAAAAGCCTTATAATTAACACACAGGTAGAAACTTTTAAATCTGTAAATAATATAGCTAAAGTTATTGAAATACCTTTATCTTACAAAACTCCTATACAAAAAGGTGATTTAGTTATGATTCATCATAATGTGTTTAGAAGATGGTATAATATGAAGGGTAAAGAAAAAAACAGTAAATCTTATTTTAAAGATAATTTATATTTTGTTCAACAAGATCAAATATATTTATATAAAAAAAAAGATAAATGGAAAGCTTTTAATGATAGATGTTTTATAGCACCAATAAAAGATAAAGTTGAAATACATAATGTTTTAGAGCAAAACCTTATTGGTATATTAAAATATGGTAATAATGCGTTAGAAGCGCTAGAAATCAACGAGGGAGATCTTGTTGGCTATAAACCATTTGGAGAATATGACTTTGTCGTTGATGGCAAACGTCTTTATTGTATGAAATCTAATGATATTGTAATTAAATATGAACGTCAAGGAAACGAAGTTGAGCATAATCCAAGCTGGGCACAAAGCAGTTGAAGAACTTATTAAAGTTGCTAAAGAAGCTATTGTTGATTCTGATGATGATATATCAGCTGATAGATTAAAAAATGCTGCAGCTACAAAAAAGCTAGCTATATTTGATGCTTTTGAAATACTTAATCGTATACAAGAAGAAAGTAATATATTAGAAGATATAATTGTAGATAAAAAAGAAACTACTTTTAAAGGTTTTGCTGAAAAAAGATCTAAGTAATGTACGAGCAAAATTTATATAAAATAGTTGAACCTATAAAGCCACATGTTATTAAAAGACTCAATAAGTCTAAAAAATGGCAGTATGGTTATAATAAAGAATATGATATTATAGTAATAAGCAGAACCGGACAAATCGGTGAAATATACGAAATACAAAACCTTGTAATTGCTTTGCCACTAGAAAATAATTCTTATAAAAGATCTAATTCTATAAAAGATCAACACTGGGAAGTGTTTGAAAAAAGAAGAGAATTAAAAAATATTAAAACAATATTTGATTGGAAAACTTACCCAGACACATTTAAACAAAAACTGCACAATTACATAGATGAAGAATTTAAAAGAAGAGACGAAGGTTTCTGGTTTTATAACAAAGGTGTTCCTACCTATATTACTGGTACTCACTACATGTATTTGCAGTGGTCAAAGATTGATGTTGGGCAACCAGACTTTAGAGAAGCAAACAGATTATTCTTCATATTCTGGGAAGCTTGCAAAGCAGACAAAAGATGTTATGGCATGGCATACCTTAAAAACAGAAGGTCAGGATTCTCTTTTATGGCATCGGGCGAAACCGTTAATATGGCAACAATCTCAAGTGATGCAAGATTCGGTGTTCTCTCAAAATCTGGAGCGGATGCTAAAAAGATGTTTACGGATAAAATTGTCCCGATCTCAGTTAACTACCCGTTTTTCTTTAAACCGATCCAAGACGGTATGGACAGACCTAAAACGGAGCTCGCATATAGAGTACCAGCGTCAAAGTTTACAAGAAAAAAGCTTGAAGCAAATGAACAGCTTGAAGAAATGGTTGGACTCGATACAACTATCGACTGGAAAAATACTGGAGATAACTCCTATGACGGTGAAAAACTTATGCTCCTTGTACACGATGAAGCGGGTAAATGGGAAAAGCCGGA